GCCGATGTGGCATGATATGGGGCCCATAGCGCCGGTACGGCCCCGGGGGCCCAGATCTCGTTGCTCGTACTATCGTGCGCCTGGCAGCAACGCCAGGGCTGGCCGACATGCGTCCGCACATCGCCAACGGCGTACTTGCCGGGATCCCACTCCTGGAGCAACGCCATATCAGCGATTACATCATCTGCAGCAGCTGTAGGCGCTGCCGCCCGGGCTTCCCCGGCCGCCCTCTGGGCCATTGCCGCAAGAGCGGCATAGATATCAGGCATTTTGCAATCCTCCTTCAAGGGCCGCCAGTAGGGCGGCTAATTTTTCTTCCGTGGTGGGCTCCGGTGGGGGTGTGGCGGCCATCAGTGCCTCCAGTTCGGCGATTTCTTCGGGCGTGGCGTCCCTGTATATGCCATTTTCGTAGATCCTCATATCTTCATCGCCCCATAATTAGAAATTCAGTTCCGGCCACGAACACATTTCCCAGGCCGGCAGATATGCGTATCCCATTTATCTTCCCTCCGCCCTCAATATAATCATAGGAAAAATCATTGGTGCCTTTCATTGCATCCAGCATCCACGGCCCATAATAATGAGATGTGGCTGAGCTATAAGGATTCGCCCGCCCGGCTTCGGGATGCTCGACATACACGGATGATGATTCGCACTCGCCCGTGCGCAAGTTGACGCGGCCACGGGCAAATACAAATCCAGTTGTATGGGCGCTGCCAAGATCAAAGGCATATTGCCATTGCGTTGTCGTGCTCGATTTCGCCAAGCCAATTAGCACCTTCAGCGCCGTAACCCTATTCTGCGGCGAATCGGGATTGCCGGGGATATAGGCCTGGACATAGAGCTCTGAAAGGGGCACGGACAAGCTTGGGATCCCAATCATGCTTACGGATTCCTGAAAAGTATCGTGGCTGATCAGCTTTAATTCCTCATTAGGGCGTGCCTCCAACTCCGAAAGCCGCTCATACGCCCCATCCATGCCATCCCATAGCTGCCCGATGCGCTTATCAGCATTATCAGCAGATTGCTTTGCCGCAACTGCCGTCTGCCGCACCGCCCGGATCTGACGCTGCAGATCCTCGCGCAGCCGGGATATGCTGGCATCGCCCCACGCTTTAATGCCGTGCAGTATAGTAACAATAGATTCCTTCATAGGCTGCATCTACGCCTCTCTGGAATCACGATCGAAAATCAAAAGCTCCAGCCCATCCGAATATAGCCGCAGCGCATGAGCGTCGCCCGAAGAGCGATATCCTGCAGATACCGCCAGACTTATACCCTGCAGCTCTTCGCCGGCGAACATTCGAAATAGGAGCACACAGCCACGCCGGATATAATCGCTCAGCGCGGAGTATAGCTCCTCGGCCACGAACGCGCCGCTATCATTGGTTGTATAAGCCTCCCCGGTAGGCAGCTTCAGCGTTGCGCCGGCCAGGAAATTCGCGTCCCGCGGGGAGGCATCCAGCACGCTTGTAGGGCCCGCACTGGCTCCGGCAATTTCTAAATCCAGTGCCACTGCGCCCAATCCTGATGCGGGGACGCGTACCACTTGGCCATCCTTAGTGCCGAGCACGTGGGTAGCGCCGTCCTCCGCCACCGGGACATCACTCAATTTTACAAAATCATGATCCATAGTATCCTCCCTAGATGCAACAAATGCTTCCATCCTCATCAGTGTAAATTGCCCCGCTGCTGTCGGTCACCGGCGTCAGCATCCCCGCCTCCACCAAAGCCTCCAGGGCCTCATCCGGCGTCAGGGCGGCTGCCTGCAGCTGGGCCAGTACTTGCTCCCAGAGGGCGGGGGGTGTGCTCCGCCGGCGGGCCGCCCTCGATGCGCCCATTCGCCGTAATTGTCAGCGGCTGCCGCATGATAGCGGTGGGCCGGCGCTTGCCCGGTGCGTGGCCAACTGCAGAGATCCAGAGGTATCCGGGGCGGTCCAACACTTCCCAAGGCACTGTAAGCACGCCATTATCAGGCATTAGGGCGGACTTTTGCGACTTGCCAGAAGCGAATATCAGCGCGACGGTGTAGTCCGCCCAGCTATCATCAAGCGTCACGGTGCAAGTTACCTCGCCCACAGATCTGGCTACCAACGGCTTGTCCGGCACGGCAGTCAAAGTTTGCTCTCGGATATTGATTGCAATGTTGGGCATCCGCTTACCTTCCTTCCAGCTTTTTCTTGATTTCCTTCATAATTTTCCTCTCAACCCGCACTTTTTGGGTATCTTTTGTGCGTTTTACGGCTCGTTTTAGCACAAAATGCCCCCGCACGTATCCGCCCTTCGGGCCGACATACATGCCGCCTTTGGGATCATTGCGGCCATAAATAAAGGTATGGCCCTCCCAGCGACCCGGCACAAAGTGGCTCCGAAATCCATACTCCAGGTGGCTGGCATAGTCCAGCGGATTGTAAAATCGGACGATGTAGCGGCGTCCGCTGCGCTTTGCAGCCTTATCGCTCTGCCAGTTCCGGCGGTATGCGCCGGCGCCGATAACATTATCATTTTTGCAGATCAACCTGGCCTGCTTTACTGCGTAGGCGCCTTCGCCAGCGGCAATTTTGCTCATAATCGCCGGTATATCAGCTTTCAGCGTCTCCAGCTGCTGGATGTATTGCGTTAAATCGTCCTTTCGCACACCCATTATGCAAGGCCCTCCTCAATAGCGGCGGTAAGCGCCACAGCATTTGTATGCGGATTGAGCAACGCAACCCACCCATCATTTAGCACTGCAAATAGATGTAAGCCGGCGACGAGATTGTAGGGATCCAGCGATTGGTTCCGGCCTGATGCAGCTATGCGATAAGTGCCGTTCCCGGCAACGAGCTGTGGATTTTCTGCACTATTATAATTTGCGAAGTTTACATAAAATGTATATCCCTGTGTTGCTGGGATCTCCGGGGCGCCGCCCAATATCTTGGAGGCGGCAACTGCTTCTGTGGAGCAGCTGTACACCGGGATCGCTCCGGGCTCGGCGGCCACCGCAGTATCCGTGGGATTGATCAGGAAAGCCACGGATAGATCTGGATCCAGCACGTACGTGTGGGCCTGCCCAGCCATGGCGGCCGCCTTGGCTGGCTGGCCATCGCGGCAATCGATAATTGCGTAGAGCTTATTATTGATGGATAGGCTAGGCTCATCGGCGATGTTTGCCCCGACTGAAAAGGCCACGGTGAGGATGCCGCTCCGATTGGCCGCGAAATCAGCGGTGTGGACGGATACTACTTTTGTGGCCGCGTCAGCCGCGCTGGCGCACACGCCTAGGCCGATTGCTGCACTGCCAGGGTCGCCTTTGTCTCCCTTGTCCCCTTTGTCGCCCTTATCGCCCGGGCCCCCATCCATCACATCAAAACTTTTGGGCCCGCCGGCATCCGTGATGGTCAGCCGGTGGCCGCCGGTGATGGTAGCAACTGTCACGGCTGGGGATATGCCATCATCGCCGTCCTGGATGCCCAAGGCCGCCAAAAAATCGGCAATGGATACACGTCGGAACGTATCCCCTTGCCGAATGTAAATGCTCTCGTTACCGGTCAGCGCCGTTGCGGTGGGGACCTCTGTAATTTTTTGGTAGTCCATAATTAAAATACCCCCACATAGTAGTACGTTTGCATACTGGTATCCAGCTGATTCGCGGGATGTGACTCGCTGGAGTTGTAGTACCAGGATACAGTGTTGCCGGAGGCTGCCACCACCAAGTTGCTGGTGATGTTGTTCACCACCGAAAAACCGTCGCCCCCTGCCGCAGTCAGCAACAGCAGCCCCCATGCTCCCGTGCCTCGCTGCTTAATGTAGATCATTTTGGGCAGCTCCGCTTGGAATGTGATGGAATTTTTGGCGTTACTGCCGGTCTTTCCTCCGCCGATATATGTTCCGGCTTCAGATGTCGGCGGAATGGTAGGTTGTTCGGCTTCTGCCCAAAAGGGCGCCCCGGTCCGATTCTGGCACAGATACATCCCGTCTTTGCTGGGGGCTTCCATTTGGCCAATGCTGGTCGCAGATATCGGGTACATCAGTCGATTTGCCGTCCAGCTGCCTTTTCCTGTTCCGCCGCGTGCCACTCCCAGGGTGCCGCTGTTGATATTTGCGGCGCTGTGGTTATGAGAGCCGGGGGCCTTGTTGTTCCATTTGTCGCGCTCCGATGTGGTGATGTGGGCCGTACTGTCCTTTAGGTGGTCAATCAAGCTTTGTACAGCTCGTGCGATCTTGCCCATGGCCACGCTCAGTTTTTCCTTTGGGGTCAGTGCTGTTAGGCTTTGAGCAATGGTATGGCTGGGTGTTTGGTCATCGGTCCCTACGTTGGGCACATTGCCCAGCCCAACTTGTTCGGCGGTTACCCCATGGGGATTCTGTTTGTTGTCGGTATGCGCCTTCAATTCGGCGGCACTGGCATAAGCCAGGGATTCACTGATCTCGGCGGTCACATTCTGGGCCTCTCCCACAAAGATCATGATGCTGTACTCCAGCTCCAGAATGCGGCTGTCCTTGCTCGGTATATAGTCCGCTGTGCCTTCCGGCTCATTGCCCAGGGCATATAGGATTTCGGATCCTTCATCGTCTGGGTCCTCGGCCCAGATGCCAACTTCCGTGATCCGGAAGCCGGCTGTAATCTCGCTGTTGGAAAAAGAGCTGGTCAGCGTGATGTACTGGCTCCCAGTCGTCATCTTTGTCAGCAGCATCGAAATAAGAGGGTTGGATAGGGCCGTGGCGCTTTTGACATTCTGGGCCACGCCATTGCCCAACTGAATCCGAGTAAATTTTAATGCTTCTCCATCCAGGGCCCGCAGCAGTAGCACATGCCCCTTACTTGTCAGATTTGGTGTCATGGTGCCTCCTCCACGTACAAGATTTTGTCATGCTCATCGGTAAGCACTGCGCCTGTATCGCTCGTGAATGCCGTCATCTCATCGTCCAACGCAAATACGGTCATGGACTGCTTGATGGATAGACGGACGGCGGACCCTACAAACAGCTTAGATGCCGCTTGAGTAAGCAGGATTGTGGGTGCAATCACAAGGTTGGCGGGGATGCGCTGCCGCAGATCGTCCAAAATCCACGGATAGTCAGCCGCCACAGGCAGACTCACCCGAAGCGTGTACCCGCTGATAGTCGGCAAGGGGTTGTCGCCCCCGCAGATAGATGCGAGCCACTTGGCCAGCCAGCGGTAGGTGTATGGCAATTCTGTATCCCACATAGCCCGTATTCTGGCTCGGCGTTCCTCCAAAGCGCTGTTCTCGGCCTCGGAAATTCCTAAAATAGCCTCCCAGCGGCAGCACCCATATTCCGACAGGGATTCTAGGAAAAAATCGTCTGGAGCAGCCCTCACGGCTTGTAGCGCCCGGTCAACTTCAGGTTGCTCTGCATCTGCTATCTGGCCGAACTCCAAAAGTCCTTGCAGATATCGCGGCCAATATTCCCTAAGTTCCATTCGTGATCACCCCCAGGGCAGGGATTTTGTTGGATTCCAGGGATAAATTCGTAGCGCTTCCGTTGATTTTGGTGTTTATGATGTCAACCACCCCGGGGACGCCCAGGATCCTGGTTTCAATCTGGCTGATGCGTATAATCAGCGTGTCGGTATCAGCCCAGGCGCGGGACAATTCGGCAAAATAGTTTTGGATTGCCGTCTTCGCCGCCGCCTGGACCCCAGCCCACGTGCCGCCAGATCCGAAGGTCAGGCTGAAAGAAACGTTGATTGTGCTGCTGGTCACGCCCTCCACCGTGACAGTGTGGCCAATGGGCGCAAGCCCTAGGCCGGCCCCCTGGGTCCCAACAGGATCAATCGCCTCCTGGACGCGTTGGATCAGATCCGCCGAAGGTGCACCCCATTCGCTGTTGATGATAAGCACTTTCACGGTCCCGCCGCCATTCCAGGCAGGGATTACCTTTGTAGCTCCTACGCCCGGAAGCAGCTCCACCTTATTTTTGTAGTCGGCGATATTCCCGCCAAAAGCCTGGGATTCCAGGGATCCAAAATAGCGGGCCCGGAGGGCATCATCGCTTTCTTCGTCTTCACCGGGGATCAGGATATCTTCCATCCGGGCGGCGGCCAAATCCGGCACGTAGTCAATCGGATACAAGGTTCCGACGTACTCGTTTCCAACCGACCCGGCAGTCTCTGCGGTCAGCTGATATTGCCCAGGCGCAATTTCGGCGGTGATGGCAAAGTTGATATCTCCTCCGGAAAATCTGGTTCCCAGCGCCACATTGCAGCCGGTTCCGTCTGCCACTTCAAAATAGCCCTTCCGGATAGCGTAGGTTGCGGCTGCTCGCAGCACACCCCGTTCTCGGCACTTCTTTGTTAGGTCTTCACCGGTGGCAGTGTCTGGGAATGCCCGATCTACCAAGTAGGCCAGCTCAATGTACATGATGGCCAGCTCGGCAGCCGCCGGCGCAATGGCGTCATAGATGATGGATCCTTCCCGCTTATCCACAGAGGATGTCACCCTGGCCAGACAGCGTTCCATGATGGCTTCAAAGGTCATTTCCTCATACATTTCGCGCTACAGTCCTTTCTAACGGGATTTCCCCGAAAATCGTTTCTGCCGTGAATTGGATGGATATGGTACGCTTGTCCGGTTGGCTGACGCTAAAATCCGTGATTTTAGTAATCCGGCTATCTGCCAACAATGCCTCCTGCACAATGCGCCGTGCCTCGCTGGCCAGCGTCTGGGCACTCCTCCCGAAAGTTTCATTCAGCTCAATCCCATAATCCCACGAATAGATCAGGTAGGTAAATCTCTCGGTCAGTAAGATTTTAAGGATTGCTTGCCGCATAGCCTCTGTTCCGTCCACATATCCAGTACAGCGGCCCGCCTCCAGGTCCATTTTGTAAGTCCGGGTTACCTGGCTGGCAGCAGATGCAACATCCACGGTGGGGTTAAGCGTACCGGCGCTCTGCCCAGGAATTAAAGCCATAAATATCACACCTTTCCCAAAACCAGGAACGACTGGCCGCCATGATTTCGCAGCAACGCCAGCTTGTCGCCGACGGCCAACGGATCTCCGTCCTTTTCTTTCAGCACCACAAGGGCGCTGGCGGGCAAGTCGAACCGGTTGTCCACCCGGACAACAAGGGGCGAAACAGCCGTTACCTGGGCAAACAAAAAGGCCGCCGGAACTGCCGCATTTTGCGACTGTTCCGCAATCTTCTTCATTGTATCTAAAATGGACATATCACACCGCCTTCAACTTCAGCGTCATAGCCCCTTTGATCAGATCGGCGCTGTGTTCCTCCACGATGTAGCAGGCGTTCACACCGATTTTCTCAATGCCGATATACAACGCGCGGCCAGCCCGGACAGACAAGTCCAGCAAAGCCTTGACCTCAAAGGACTTCTTGGGACGGTTGTACAACTCCAGCATTTGGCTGCCATGTTCCTTGATTTGCGCTTCGTTCATGCCATCTTGCACAGTCTCATAGTCCTGCAACACACCCCAAAGAGTCATGTTGTCGGAATCCTGGAAGATGTAAACGTCCCGTTTCCCAGTTGTCTTGTTGTCCCGGACCAGCTTGATCTTGTTATAGGTCTCGGAATCAACTTCGGATTCGTAGGTGTAGCCGGTGGCCATGCTCCGGTCGCCAACAAACAGCTCCAGCTTGGATTTCGCCACATCGGTAATCCGCAGGGACCCAAAGTCATCCCACAGGACATACATCTTGCCGACATGGACCAGGGTATGGTCCAGGGCCGTCAGGACAATATCAAATAAAGTCTGCCCATCCTCTACCATGGACGGGATGGCGTAGCCGGTATTTTCTAAGGCGCCGCAGTTTAGGTCAAAATCTGCTGCAATCTGCGTCAAGATTTCATCCGCCCGCTTATTGGCGAATACATAGGTCTCCTTGTTCTTCTTCAGGTACCAGGTTTGATCGTAGGCGGTCACGGTGACCTGGCCCTTTTCGTTTTGACTGACCTTGACCACATAGCCATAAAACAGACCGTTTTTGTCATCCTTCAGGGCCAGGATTCCACCATGGGCCCACGCAACATTGCTGTCGGCCAGGGTGGTCAACTCCAAGGATGCTGGTGTTCCCGCCCTCTTCGTGGCCCATTTTGCGCCGGTGCACAGGGATGTGATATCAAATGCATCGCCGGTACGGTTATTTTGGTACAAAATTGATATGCTCATGGAATCGTAAACACCTGCCCCGGGTAGATCAGATTGGGATTCCCTCCAATAATTGCCTTGTTTGCACTGTAGATCTTAGGCCATTCACCGCCCTTTCCGTAAAATCGTTTTGCGATATACCACAGGCAGTCGCCCTTGACTACGGTGTAGGTTTTTGGCATCCCGTTCGGTTGCCCCGCCCGGCTTGGGTCTTTCGCGGTCGGCTTCTTCTCCTGCAGCACAATGCGCCGCGGGGAGTAGTCCTTCCACTCGGACAACTTGATGGAGTAGTACAGATCCCCCAGCTCCCCGGATCGCTCTTCGTAGTCAAAAGATTCGATGCCCATCCGGACGTTGATGTCCAGGTCTGTACCGGTAATCAGCAGCCGCACCGGTTGCAAAGCATCCCGCGCCGTCTGGATAGCCCGGATAAGCTCCAGCGGGGGCGTTATGACCCCAGGGGCATATGGGGCGCTGTGGGCCGGGCAAAAGCTGTCCCACGATACAGTCCGCAGTCGCTTCTGCCGCAGGATCAGGACTTCTCCTAGGCCCAGGACGGTATCAGTATCATTGTCCCCGGCGGAGGTTACCTTCAACTTTGATGGCAGGACCGGGATGATAATTTCCTTTCCTGCCGCAATCAAAGCCATTGCATAGCCCATTATGCATACACCCCCTCTGCAGCCGCCACGAATTCATCTTCCAGCTCCCGTTCTATCCGGCGGGCAAGCTCTTCGTAGTCCACCCGATCGCTCACCTGGGCATCAATGGCCACCGTAGGCGTCAAGGTTACAAAGTTCTGGACGTAGCGCATTTCGGCCACATCCCGAAGGAATTTCAGGTCTTCTTCGGCGATGTTTACGTCTTCTTCGATTTCTCCCACGGACCCTACGTGATCTACGTTGTCAACTTCACCGCTACCCGGCGCCGCATCCTCCAGGTAGGACTCCCAATCCTTTTCGCCTTCGGCTCCCGCTGCAGCTGCCTCCGCTTTTGCGGCAGCAATCTCCGCTTCTCTCTGGGCCTGTGCCGCCGATGTTTCTGCCTTCAACGCTCCCAGCACAGCATCCCGGTTCTTGTCGTAGGCGTCAACCCGTTCCTGCAGGTCGGATACCAGTTTGGCCCGGGATTGCTTTTCCGCTTCGTTTTTCAGCTGCTCGGTTGTTCCAAAGGTCACCTGGTCAATTAGGCTGATATGGACGCCGGGGATTTTGTTGAGCAGGTTGATAAAATCATTGATAATCCCGATGGCGCCGTTCACTAAATTTTGCAGGATTGTCAGCATTCCGGCTTTCATATCGCCGGTGAAGTCCAGAATCTTCACGCTCGCCTTCAGCAGGGCCAGGACAATTTTGTCCCACTGTTCCTGCCACCAAAAATAGCAGGTTACCATTGCAATTTTGATCCAGTCCACGCCGATCTGGATCCAGTTCGTGAGTGTCAGCCACGCAACCTTCACGCCCCCAATGGATTGGATCAACTTATAAAAAATGGCGATTAAAACCCCAACGGCTAAGGCAATCCAAAATATCGGATTATGCAGCAATGTTGTGAAGAAAGCCTTAGCCGCGCCATCGGCAATCCACGTGGCGACCGCATAAAACAGCACTGCACCTGCCAGCCCCCAGAACACAGGCTCTATTTTGGACCAGTTGTCGTAAATCCATTGGGCACCCTCTCCGATTGTGGTTATGATTGGGTCAAGTGTTTCAATGGCTATATTTTTTGCCAATTCCCATACTTGCGCAAACGTCATCGGCATGCTTTCAAATTTGGCGTTGATTTCGTCTGCCGATGCCAGCATGGCATTTTTCACAATCGTTGATGTGATTTTTCCTTCGGACGCCATCTCTCGGATTTTGCCAATTGGCACATCCAAATAGTCTGCAATTGTTTGAATGATCGTTGGCGCCTGCTCGAAGATGCTATTCAGTTCTTCACCTCGGAGGACACCGGAACCCATGGCCTGTGTTAGCTGTAGCATGGCCGCATCAATGCCGGCTGCCTCAGTCCCAGAAATCGTAAACTGTTTGTTGACAAGCTCGGCGAAGTCAATCAATTCCTGATTGCTGGAGAAAGCGTCCTTCGCTGTAATACCCATTTTTGCAACAGCGTCAGCTGTAGACAAATAGGAAGCCCGGGAGCGGTTGGCGGACTTCATGATCATGTCCTGCAGCTCTTCCGTTGTTTGCAGGCCATCGTTCATCAAGTCTAGCCGGGCACGGGTGGCCACCAAGCCGTCAGACAGGCTCAAAATCTGGCCTCCGTACATTTTGGCGTAGCGCACAACCGCAAGGTTCCGGACTATATCAGCTAGTTTCTGAAATTCGGACTTTGTTTTTTTAGCCTTATTTGCAGCCTCTTCCTGCCGCTGGTTCATTTTTTCCAGGGCATCAGCGACGCGATTGACGGCCCCGACAACCGCATCGTAGTTTTGACCATCGCCCACCTTGTCTGTTAGGACATCGGTGGCATCCAAAGTTTGGTTCAGGCGTTCCGATGCGTTGATCATAGCGTTGATCTTAGACGTCATTCGATCCTGGATTGCAAATTGTGTAGATACGTCCGCCATGCCATCACCTGCCCTTCTTGCCCCTTGGTCGCCTTGCCTTAGCTGCCTCCTCTTTTTCCTTCTTGATCTGGAGATCTATAGAAGCGTAAATAAAGGCCCTCTCCCGCCGAGGGCGCGCCAGAAGGACTCCTGGTAAAATTTTCAGCCGGTGGAGGGCGTAGTGCGCGTAGACCGATTCACCATCGGCCTGCGCATCATCCCCGCCCCCCGTGATTAGTTTTTTGCTTCTTCCCTCAGATCGTTGATATCGTCAGAAAAGCCGTTGATCTCCTGGATAGCCAGGAGCAGATCCGTGTACTGTCCAGGGTTCAGAACGCGGTTGATTAGGTCTTCCGCGCCGCGAACTCCGTATTTCTCCTGCAGGGCGGCGTCCTTGAAGTTGGGTTCCACGCAGCAGGCGGCAACCAGGCGGCTGTTGTACAGGTCAGTGTCAGTCTCCGTCCGCCTTTGCCGGGTGCGCTTGTCGACGTCGGTCTTTTGGCAACTCCGCCGGATAGCCTTGTTTTCACCCTCGGTGATCGACTGGATCACAAAGGGAAACGGGAAAGGCGCAATCTGGATCTCAGCCCTCTCAGCACGAATGTCGGATTCCATCAGAAAATCTTGCAGTTTACCCATGTCAAAGTTCCTCCATTGTTAGATTTTGTTGAATGCTTCCAGGATGTCAAAATCCTCGAAGGTGAAATCGGCGTCCTCCTCCAAGGGGTCGTCGCTGTCGCCGTCCAGCTTGGTCAGGACAACGGAATCCAAATTGCAGCCCATCAGCAAAATCGACTGCTTCCCGGCGGAAGATGCGGGATC